TTGTCTTGCTTTCCTTCATGGGTGGCTCAACTCCAAACTCTTTTAACACGGCAGCGAATTGTTTATTACTAGCTAACTTCTTGCGTACTTGTTCTTCATTCTCACATTGCAAGGTAGCTTTGAGTGTCCCTAATAACTGTAATTTCTCATGCTTAAGTTCCTCTAGTCGGTCATTGAGTAGCGCATCGTCAACCTCTAGTATTGGATTGATAAACATTTTTAAAGTCATATCTATCAAAAGCAATTCATCGGGTGGGAACGCGCTCGACAATACTTGGAAGAGCTTAAAAGTTAACTCCACGTCGTTGATGCAGTATGAGCCGTAGGCTGTGAGTTCGGCTGAAGTGAAACCAGTTATTTGCTTGCCTTCTGCCAACACAACCTCGTGACCCTTGACCCCTAGCTTATAACGCTCGGCAAGATAGGATAAAGAACCCCCGACATCCACACCATGAATTGCACGACCCATGCAAAGCGTGTCTAAATAAAAAGATGGCTTGATGCCAAACTTCCACGCAAGGATAGAGCCATCAAATAAAGTATTGTGGCAAAGCAAAGCAGAATCTTTCCACGGGAGTGTGGAAAGGTATTTTTGGATGTCGAGGTGTGAACCAGAAAACCATTCAGTGACACCCTCACCTACCTTGACACCAACACCGATTACTTCAAAGCGCTTGTCTCTGATGTATTCCTCAGTCGTCTGATGCTTAAAACCAAGTTTAATCTTGGAGTCGTAGTAAGTTTCAAAGTCTAGGGTAATTAGATTCATTTAGTGGGGGGTATAGTTATTGTTGGTGATGTCCATGAATATCCTGTGCCAGCACCGCTAGTGGTAAGAGTGACTGAACCTGATACTGCACCAGTATTTAATACTTCCCTGTCTTCTCTTTCTTCACCAATTAACTTGCCCATCACCTTCTGTGTGAACTCTTCTTGACGACACTTAGCTATGCCTTCTTCTAGCAACTTATACTCGGCTGGGTCTAGTGAACGCTCAAAGTCCATGATGAGATTGTTCCATCGGCTACCATGATTAAAGAACTCTTCGGGGTGAGTCTTCATTCTCTCTAATAATATTGCTACTCCGCCGTTCATACCTTGTATCTCCCTTTGCCAGCATAAGAAATTGCACTACCTTGAGCTTTTGCTACCGCACGACCGAATGGGCTATCGTCTTCTTCCTTTTCCGTCTCTTCCTCGGGTGGGACTAGCGTCTGCAACACCATCTGATTAAACTCGTTCTTGCGAATCTGTTTAATCTTGTCAAAGATCATGCCCTTCTCGGTCTCGTTCATAGCGTCTCGGAAATAATCTTTATAGATGAACTTCCACTTATCGCTATCGGCATGGAACTCCTCGGGGTGCGTGTCCATCCTTGCCAGCACGATGCCTACCCCACCACCGCAGATACCAGCTAGGTCTACGCTTTCTTCTTCCATTTTTTTAATGTCTTCACTCATTTACTTCTCCTTAAATAACAAAACCAAAAGTTACAAAAATAGGGAGCAAGGCATAAGCCCGACTCCCTAAAAACTATTTAACCGCAAGTCCAAGGTCTTTGTGTACCATCCCTATCAACATCCCAACAACATAGGCGACCTTGTTTGTCTGTCTCGCAAACAACTACTGCATGGGCGTTCAAACACACCGCAGCGAATCCAAGAATTAAAAGTTTTTTCATTTCTTGCTCAACTTTCCTACCTCACGATTGAGATACCATTGGGCTTTCTTCAAATCTTCTAACTTGTTCCCCTTATGGTCTGCACGAGTAATGTACTTGACCACGTTGCCGAGGTTATAGTTAAGAGACTTTGCCTCGATAAAATCAATCGTCTCAATCCCGCCTGTTTTGTAGTGAGGGGGATGATTAACTGCATCAGGTTTAGTGTGTTTCATCACAAGTTTCTTACTTGGTCTTCCACGCTTGGGTGGATCACTAAATAGCGCCAAAGACATCTGACCATTAGGCACGTTAGTGCTAGGTTTAGACTGCGCTACTTTCTTTGATTTATGAATTATCTGATACACACTATTGGGTGTAACACCGACGGCTTTTGCTACTTCACTTGCTTTTGCATTAGGATTGTTCTTAATGTAAGACAATACCTTTGCGGTCTTAGTTAACTTCTTCATCTTTACTTCTCCTTTTTGGTTTTACTGCGGTTATCCCGATGTCGGGGGTTTTACTTCTTGCTTCAATCATGTCATCAGCAACATTCCATATTTGCTTTGGAGTCCAACTCTCGCCACGCATGATTGCGCCACACATAGCAAACATCGCAAAACAATCTCTTAGGTCTTGTTCATTCATCGGTTAGGTCTCGATTCTTTTTAAATAAGTAATCCGTTCGATACTCTGATGGTGGAACAAAACCATGTCGCTTAAAAGTTTTCATTACATCAGCACCTTTAGTCCAAACAAACTTGGAATTAGTGTCAATTAAACGTGGCTTGACTTCTTTCTTGGGTGGTTCTGCTACTACTTGTGGGCGAAATACTCGTGATAGTTTCATGTTGCCTCTCCTTTAAAAGTGTTTCCATTAACGCAATCGCACGATTGAAGCCAGTCACATAAGCTTTTTCTTGTTGAGGACTGAATCGTGACTCTTCCCATTGACGCTCTAGTGCGCACCACTTACTATACTCTTCCATCGCTCTCATATTTTCTCCCTGTAACTAGACTTGGTACTAAACGGAACTCATCAATGCGGTGTTGCATCGGATGAGGTGTTGGTTTGTACGGCTTTAAATCGTCAAAAGTTAAATACTTTTTCTTACTTGCTTTCATTTTTCTCTTGTGCCTTTCTTAACTCATAAAACTCCAATAAAGCATTAGCAAACATCACAGGAAAATCAGCATCTGCTCCAGCCCTAAGCAATCCTTCTGCGATACCGCCTTGGTGCAAATAAATGTTATGTATTTCTTCGTTGGTAATCATTTCTCTTGTGCCTTTCTTTCAGCTTTTTTCAAAAACCAATCAAAAAACTTATAAAGCCAGCCTGATTTATTCATATCTTTCATGTCATAACGAAAGTCAATGCAAGCCTTCATTAGTTCATGCTTTGTGTTTTCTTTCATTTCTCTTGTGCCTTTCTTAGTATTGCATGAGCAAAAGTCAGAAGATAGCCAGTAAGCCCTCGCCATCCATGCTCGTTAATTACTTCAACTATTTCTTTTTCTGTTAGTTCTTTTACTGGATGTAAATAAAGAGGAATCCAATTCTGCTCATCATCAGGCTTGGCTTCTACAATCCTCGTGTGCTTTGACTGTATTGGCATCCACGCTACTGGTTCATTGTTCATTTCTCTTGCGCCTTTCTTAGTATTGCTCTAGCAAATTTATTAAAAAATATTTCGTCTATATGCCCATTTTCTGTATAACGCACAAAATTACTTGAAGTCCAAAGAATCAATATTTCCTCATCTGTTAGTTCTTTTACTGGATGACTTTCTTCTTCAAGCAGTTTTAAATATTCCGCTTTAGTGGCTCTAACGCCATCTTCGTAGCCTTGTTGGTAGTTCATTTTTTACCTTTCTTTTAAAATTCTTTTGACAAAAGTAAGAATTAAATCATCTTCATCTTTAGTATGGTCTGAATCCCACCATAAATTTAATATTTTCTCATCTGTTAGTTCTTTTACTGGATGGGTATAGAGTGGAATAGCTTTAAAACCTTTGTCTTTCCAATATGGGTCACCTGGAACAGTTGTGGGTTCATTTAATAAAGCTGATTGTGGCTTTCCGTTTTGAGTCCATAGCCACGCTACTGGTTCGTTATTCATGTTCTTACCCTTCCAACTCTGTCATCAATTAAATCCACTAAAGTAAGTAACCAGTCTGGGCTAATAGATTCGTATGGCTCTGTTGTGTCATATGAATCTAAAAGTATTTGAGCACAAGCCTCGTTTTCAAAAATGATAGCTGCTTTCAACGCTTCTATTTCAGCTTGTTGCTGGCGTAGCATGGTGGCGGCTCTTGCAGTAAAGTTATTTTCCTGTTGCCAGTTATTTGGTCTTTCTAATTCATCAGCTAGTTCAGTTGCGTTCATTTAATTGCTCCCATAAGTCATGGTTTTCTTGGGTTAGTCTTTTTATTTCAGCTTGCATTTCCGCTAACTTATCGCATGGCATTAATACTGTGTTGTGCGGTCTTTCGTATTGATGGGTATAGAGTGGAATTTGATGGTCTGATAGCTGGCATCTTGAAAACATTTGACCAATCCCTAACTCCATAGCCAAATCAGGTCTGTTAATCCAAACATTATCTACATACGCTACTGGTTCATTGTTCATCAGCATCTCCCATCTTCATCACCAAACAACTGAACCATAATCGCATCAGTATTATTCTCATCAACGACAACTGCGATTCCACCACCCTGTGTAATCCTATTCATGTGTTCAGCCTGTAATGCGGTTGGCTTGTTACCACCAGCCTTACACTCTATCGCTATGAACTTTCCTTGATAACACACAAGAATATCGGGAACACCACTCGCACCATAACCAGCAGTAAACGGCATTGTGAAATAAATATCATTCGCCTTCAAAAACTTCTTAACTCTTTCTTTGACTTTGCCTTCGGGGGTTGATGCCATTATCTTTCTCCTTTTAGTTTCATTAGTGATGGATACGGCAATACAATCACAAACCAACTGTCGCTTGATCGCCAGCCCACCTCTTGCATATCCTCATCTTGGCAGGTGGATAACAATGCTATCTCATTTACTTCGTGGTCTTGCAAGATTTGTTTATGCCTTGCAAGGATCATCGCCATCTTAGATTTGATTTCATCAGGCAAAGTATTTTCATCAAACTCTCTGGTAAATCCATCAGCAACATACAAGGTGTAATGGTTTCCTACACGACGTAGTGGCACACGATACAAGTCCCAGTTATATTGATGCACGACTGGACTTAGATTGTAGAGCATGGTGTGAGCATCCATGTCAGGTTATATTCATCTACACGAGCATAGGTAGCATTGATTACGTCGAGGTCATTTAGGTATCCACTAGACTGTGGAATGTAATTTGCGTAAAACTTCTCTACGTTTTTACCTTCGTGGTATACCTTGTGCATCAGCATGATGGGTTGTAGGTGTTCGTGATTAGATAAATCTTTCACACGCACAAAGGGTTTGACTACCTCAAACATAATACTGTCTTCCATCTTCACTCGCTTAACTGTGCCAATAACTAAATGATTCAAACTATCTGCGCCTATCGCATAGAACTCTGTAAAGAATCTTTCAATATCTTTTTCTTTCTCTTCCTTAATTCTATCTATCTGATCTAATTTGTCAAGTTCTTTTTTACATTTTTCTAGGTCTAATGTATTAGGAGTTTCCCTAATAACTGCTCGCAATAAATCATGTATGTCTTCGACATCCAGCTTATTATTTTTATAAGTATTGCCATGATGGGATTCAAGCTGGCTCTTGCCGATCTCAAAATTATTTGCATGACTTCTGCTCATTACTACATCAAGAGATGGAACGACATCCTGCCTTTTTAGAGTAGCCATCAGCGTTGAGAGTTTTTTACTATGGATAGTCTCTCGGTCTGCGGTATTTGATCCACGATCCTTACGATAGAATGGACTACGATAGTTATACACATCATGCCCATCTTCTTTATCTATCCACACCTTTGCTACTACAAACGCACCAGTAGATTCGGTGAGTAAGAACGTATCATACTGATGACGCATAAGCGGATGAGGTTCTTCTTTAGTTAATACCTTGAGACCATACTTAAAGTTTAGTTCTTGTATAAGTCTCTTACATGGTGAGTTCTCGATTAATTCACTGAGCTGTTCAGTAGCGAATCCTTCTACTATGTATTTCATTTGCTTTCTCCTTAGTATTGTTCAACTTCTTTGCCATCAACATAAACTTCCACAATCCACTCGCTAGGTGGGTAATACTTACCAGCCTCATGCTCTATGGGTTTCATGACTGTCGGGTTCTTGCTATACAACTCTTTGTTCAGCCTGCGTTTGAGATTACTGAACAGAACGTCTAACTGAATCTCTCTTGTGTAATAACTACTTTTACTAGGGTTCATATGCCCTCTAGCATTGCCATACATATTCTTAATATCATAGGCGAGAAGAAAGCACACGCAGCTATCTAACGGCGCATCATTTAAGGACTTGTTAGCAAACTCTAATAAACGACACCTATCTTCGTTAGCCATATACCAATTCTTCTCGTAGTCAATCCCCATCTGACTGCTGACATCAAGCACAGTATCCATAAAGGATTTCCACTCCATCGCTTTGAACATCGTCTCATTGATGGTATAAAAATCTTCGTATTGCTTAAGAAATTTATTGGCATCTTTGCGACTGACACAACGACCTGTCAACGTATACTCGCTACTCTCATGCACTTTCATATCATCGCAATAAACTCTCATACCTTTGAAGATTGGATGGAAAATGGGATCAGAATAGTTTTGCCTATATACCATTCCACCATGTCGTGAACTCCTAAAGAACGTACCCATACTCCATTGACTGAGCAACATATTGTCGCCTTGCCCGTAACTAATCCCAGTAAACTCAAAGGTATTGTCCGAACGCACAATGCCCATCTCACAAGGTATAGGTGTATAGCTGACATACTTTTGTCCTTCGTCTGCCCACTCTCGGTGATGAATCACACTAGGGTTAGCTTTGTATTCTTCTTCGGTATGAATGTGCGCCTTATGACTATGACCATAGGTGATGACATATACCTTCTCGCCATTCCTTTCCTCTAAGTAAAAACACTTTGTGTTATGAGTTCTCTTGCCGATAGGAAAACGATTAGTAGTCCCACGATAAGGTTTCTGAGTCTTAGTGATCTCAGTAAGTCTATTCCATTCCAATGCTCTCATCTGCTTCTCCTTTGTTTAATCTAAATAAAATATCTTTCCATAACTCCATACCAATAGAGTCGTTGTGTTTCTCGTAATCCAAGAACCTTTCTAGCGCATACAAATGCGCTTTGTCCCCATGTCCATCTATGATGTCTTGCACCATATCTTTCATAAAGTCGGGATGTCTTACGTCAACACTCGACCACCGATCTTCTCCATCATCATCGTTAACGTATCCCATCATTCGTTTCCGAATATGACTTTCTTACCCGATGGAATATCCAAGTCTTTGTTCTGAGTAATCATCCACAGGGTTGGTGGAACGATATTCCACTTGATGTCGCTTTCCACATAGCCATCAGTAAACACGATGACCGCTTCTGCGTTAATTTTCTTCTCATTGATATACTCGCTAACACACCCCACATGAGTACCACCACCGCCTAATGGTTTTAGTAGCGATGCAATAGACTGATACTGGTCGGACTTGAACAACTGTTCACCATGCACGTCGGTATCCCACCAAAGAACACGCACCGCATCAGGCGACACAAGATCACAAATGGATGCCAGTTCCGTAGCAAACTCGGTAAGTTCTACACTACCAATCGAACCCGATGTGTCAATCGCAACGACTACCTCGCCGATAGTTTCGTTCTCCATGCTTGGCATATAAATATCATTTGCCATCTGACGCTTATTCATTCTGCGCCATGTGAACTCATCTTTGCCTTTCATAGTAGATGACACAAACTCACGCAAGGCTTCTCGCCAATCTATCTTGGGTTCAAGCAGATCGCTGATTGATCTAGGAATCTTTCCACCCATGCGACCAGCCAACATACCACCCTCACGCAAGGCTCGGTCAATCTTGTCGTTCAACTCTTTGATCTCTTCGGCACTCATGTTCTCCCAGTCGTGTTCGTCAAAGCCGTTACCGCCCATGTCGTATTCCTTACCATTGGCAGTAATCTTTCCATCATCCTTATCTTGCTTTCCACTAGATGATGGACTGCTATCTGAATCTCCTTGCTCATCACTATTACTAGACCCCCCTGACTGTGGTTTCTGACGCTGAGGATTCTCCTTACGGATATGGTTATAGACCTCACGCATATTCCAGTTATGAAAGAACGGATCGTATAGCGCACCATCAGGCAACTCCACCAACTGTTCATTACCACCAGCCACCTTTCCTGTAATATTCTTTATGATGTCGTTCACCACAAAGTCCGCCGCCATGTTTGCGATCTTGGCATCTTCCTTCCACATATCTTTACCACGAGGGATTTGTTTCAATGCCACATGAAGATTCTCATGCAAGACCAGACCTCTAAGCTTGGGTTCGCTTATGATAGTTTCTAGGAATGGCTTAGAGTATTTCTTGTTGACACCATCGGTGTATGCTGTAAACATCTCTTCGCTTACCTCTGACTTACCCATGAGCATCACACCCGAATAGAGCGCAGTCTCGTGGTGTTTCATTAAGGCAATATGCGCTTTCTTTAAGCGGACTTCCTGTTTGTTTTTGACTTCCATGATTAACTCCTCTTCTCAATAATTTCTACACGATCACCATGATCTACAACTTTTGCATCACCACTTGCTACTCGCTTAAGTTTGTGAACTGTGAACTGCCTAAACCCTTCCATATCATTACACTTGGTAACATACAGAATAGTCATCACTGATGCCCACACAATTAAAAACGCTTCGCTATAACTTATTTCCATTTCCATCACCTCGTGGATAGTTAATTAAAACAACTCATGGTTATTCTTAGCCCACTCTGCGATCTGCAGATTGTTGCGAGCCAACTTGATTGACTTGGTATTGCGCATCATCATAGTAAAGAACACCGCTTGCACCTCTGAACTAGGAATCTTATTAACGAAAGTCATGAACTTCGTTAGCTCATCCTGTGTCTCTAGCACGTCTACCGCTTGGAACATAATCATTAACTGCGCTGAGATTTCTTCGGGAACTTTGATTGCATCTGGAGACTTCACGATGTCCTTCACATCGACTAGAGTTTTCTCCAACGATAGGAACGCTGACATATCACCAGCACCACTCGCACCGATAGTGCCAGCCAATGCGACCATCGTAGCGTTATCGCCTAAGTAATCTCTATTCTTCACGATCACATCGCACTTAGCAAGAGAACGAGGAGAACAGAATGACAGGGCAGTCTTCTTAGGGTTGAACACATACGGATTGTCGTCTTGGTTGCCATCACGATAGCTTGCCAACACACGAGGGAACATCGCAACGAAAGCACGAACAACACGAGAGATACCATTAGCTGATGACCACTCTAACCATTCATTAACTGTTGGCTTACTCATTTCCATGATGCACACACGATTACCAGCATGGGCAAGCATTGTGTCGCCTACCCCATCGCTCGCATTGTTTGATGTCCCGAAAACTATTGATCCACGAGGTAGTGGTTCGTCGCCTACCATTCTTTCCAACATCAGACGGGTAAAGATTACTTGCAATAGCTTGGGTGATTTCATGAACTCGTCAAGTAGAATGACCTTTGGCTTAGGAGAGTCAAGCTTGAAGAGAGATGAGACATAGTATTCCAACGACTTGGTTGCATGGTTTGGAATAGTCATACCGATGTCCGACATATCTTTTACGGGACAGTCCACATAGATATAGTCATAGTTTTCGCCCAAATCCTCACGAATCATAGATAACAGAGAGGTCTTACCACAACCAGGTTCAGACAGTATGATTGGTGTGAGGTATGAACCTATTGTAGGAATGGTTTTGCGTAACTCGTTGATGGTTACTGTGGAATTGAAATTTAATTTAGACATTTGCTTCTCCTTATTTAGAATGTCATTACATCGTGGAATTGAAACTACCGAACTTGGAAAGAATATCGTCTATCCCTTCCTTAACATGATGGCGCACCGCATCGGAATCACGGATGTCCTCTGCCTTTACACCATTTAAAACTTTCTCTAGCGACGCACGAGCCAACTCTAATCCTGAATCATTCTTAAGATTAAATCGCTTAAAACTTTCGACATAATCTCTAGCTTTTTGTAGCGTTCCCTCGTAAATCTTTCTGCGCTTGGTTCGCACTTCGCCATTTACTTCTGACTCATCTACACCGCAACAATGACTGATGGACTCCATCACCTCGACCATGCGTTCTGACTGTTCTTGGGCAATCGAATCTATGATCCCTTGCGCTTGATTACTGAGTGTTGTAAACAAATCATCAGCGATGTCCTTAGCTATGCCACATCTAAAGTCATTCGTAGGCACTTCTGACACATACAGATTCAAGCTGAACTTCGTCTTGACTTGCTCTGCACTTGGATAGTCTGCACGATTGAACATATCACCTTGCTTGAAAGCCATGTCCGATACGATCGAGTCATAGTCCGTTACCAATGAATCCACTAACGCATGGAAAGCTATTTCATGCTCGTGATACTCTTGCTTGAACTTAGGCACATCAATACTTGGCAGTAATTGTTGGGATTGATTCCATCTGTAAGTCCGACGCTGAAGCCAGTTATAGATGGTTTGTCGATAGTTAACGACTGCCTTGTGCTTGGGATGATTAGCTAAGAGATTCTTAACATACCTGCCCGCGGACTTATCAGCGTTCTTTGAGGTAGTAACCTCATCACTGATACCCCGATCCTGTTTGGTTGCAGACCACACGCTGATGTCTACGCTGACTAGCACCGCACTACTCGCCAATGAGATTAAATGCTCAGGCATTTCTAGATTCATTTCCATTTACTTCTCCTTTACTTGATTAAATTGAAATCCACTACGACGTGGAACGCTATATACAACCATGCAACAACTAAAAAGACTTTGAACATAAATTGCTCCCTTCACTATGATAAGTATACTACAACTTTACATTTGAGTCAATGGTGGTATATGACTTTTTTAT